GAGGCACTGTATGAATCCACATACGGAGTCGCACCAAGTGGTGACTTCTATGATGCATACAAACTTGTCAAGAGTTGGAGAGACGCATTACAGAAAGCATTCTGGGTAAACGCAGGCAATCCAAACAAACAGGAACTTGTTGCCGCTTTGGACAAGATGATCAAGGATCCAGAGTCAGTTGCCGCTATCGAGAAGAAAGTGGGCAAGTACGAATGGAGAACAGGTGCAGAGGGTGATGCCGCGGTGAGGACACTGAAGTCATTCATCACACCGGGTGCATTGAAAACACTATCTGATTTTGGCAAGAATCAATTGGGTTACAATGCCGTGTACAAGGAAGAGCTGACAAAATAATGTACATACTGTTCACAGGTGCACCGGGATCAAAATGGAGCAGTGTGGCTGAAAGTATATACTGGAGTGATAGCATTGACCACACCGACAGTACAAAAGAACGAGGGTACAATAAAGGTGTGGTCAAACACATAGGTGCATACTGGGATCCAGGAATGGAGTTTGAAAACACAGATTGGGATGGTCCATTCTCCGGCAAAGGTAAACGTATAATAAAGTCACACACTTTCGCACACACCCTCGATGCACTGAAACAATCAGGACATCCTATAGTGATGGTGTACAGAAACGACTACGAGTGTTTCAAGTGGTGGGTCGAGGCAGGTGGCTTTAGTATAACCTATCCAAACTATAAACACTTTCAGGACTTAGACGAGATGTGGATTCACATACAAAAAGAGAACAAAGATATCCTGCAGTTTGTTAAAGATAACAGAGCAAGAATCACAAGTCCTATTGACAATGTAGACCTATGTAGGACATTAGAAATAGATTTCCCAGATACTAAGGGAAGGATACATAACTATGCACACAGAGACACCAAGGTGTACGTGTATAGTTAATATGAACAAGAAAATATTCGCACAGCTACTATCGTACAGTCAAAACAATATTGACAAGATTACACAGCCTTACATCAAGGAAAAGTTTGGAGTGGATGTCAAACGTTGTGATACAATTGAGCAATATGTAGAAGTGATTGATGATGCCTGTCTCCACAAGTACTTCTCCAAGTATTGGCAGAACGACATGAAGAAATGGAAGTACTCAGGACTTGCCCTTATCAACGAAGTGAATGCTTTGAAGCCAAGAGCAGTGCTTGATGTGGGGTGTGGATACAACGAATTCAGAGGCAAGATAGACAACCTGATAGGAATTGATCCCTACAACGATAAAGCGGACATACAAGTCAGCACACTGGAATACAGGACCACACAAAAGTTTGATGTCATGCTATGTCTTGGATCAGTAAACTTTGGTAGTAGGGATAAAATAATTTCAGAAGTAGGTAGGTGTGTAGATTTATTAGAAGATGGTGGCACAATGTTCTTTAGGGTCAATCCAGGTGTACAACACAACAAGCCCGAGGCCAAGTGGATAGAGTTTTTTGCATGGAATGTGCCATTCATAATAGAACTGTCAGAAATATTCAATCTAAAAGTGTTAGACATACGTGATGATAGCAATCAACGTAAGTATTTCATCTACAGGAAAGTAAAATAAGCATTATTTACAGTAGACTTATACTATCAATATGTTATAATAAAGAGTAAATACCTACAATGCAAAAGAATACTAAAAGTCTATTAGAAGAATTAAGCTCAATGCCCTTGCACAGAGACAAGGAAGAGGTAGTTGAGAGCCGTGCATCTCATGTGCTTGAGTCAGCAATAAGACTGATCACGTACATCAGGGAAAACTTCGACCAGGAGACTGCATTCAAACTTGAAAAGAAATTCAATTCAGCAATAAAAAACATGGACGCATCTAAGTTCTCAAGAGGTGTCGCTCGTATCAAAGAGAATCAAGACATCAAGAACAACGTACTTAAAATAAAAGACGGCGAATACAAAGAGGATTAATCATGTTGATAGAAGACGTCCTTACAGAATTTAAAAGGACTCACCTGGAACACATAGAGGACATCATAATCACAGATGGCTATGTGGGCGGACAGGCGGTGGTGGAATACTTCAGAGGACTACTACTTACACTGAAAGGCACAAGCTCAGAAGCCATAAGTGTGTCAGTCAAGTGGGACGGGGCACCTGCTGTGGTGTGTGGGATCAATCCAGACAATGGCCAGTTCTTCGTAGGTACAAAGTCAGTGTTTGCACAGGCGGCCAAGATAAACTACACAAAGAAAGACATAGCAAAGAATCACGGCACAGACGAGCTAGGACAGAAACTGTTGAAGTGTCTTGTGCATCTAAAGAAATTGAACATACAAGGTGTGGTGCAAGGTGATTTGCTGTACACAGATGAGGACATCACGAGGAAGAACATAGACGGTAAGCCTCACCTGACTTTCACACCCAATCAAATTACATATGCTGTTCCGGAAGGTGGTGACCTAGCCAAACAGATAGACAGGGCCAAGGTGGGAATCATTTTCCACACAACATACACAGGAGACTCGTTGTCAAGCATGAACGCACAGGGAGGGGCGGACGTCAGCTCATTTGTTAAAAGCAATGATGTGTTCTTTGACAATGCATCGTACAAGGACGTTTCGGGAAGTGCCAAGTTCACAGATGACGAGACAAAAAAGTTCTACAACAGTATTGAGAAACTGGAGGCATTACTGAATGGTGTGCCGAGAGACCTGTCAAGTGTTTTAGGACAGAACAACGACTTCGTTCCCATGTTCCAGATGTACATCAACGCAATGGTCAAACAGGGTGAACTGCCGAGCAACGTGAATCAATTCCTGCTAGGTTTCAAGAAGTTCTACGCAGACAGAATGCAACAACAGATATCAGGCCTAAAGGCACAGAAGGCCTTGCAGTTGAGACAGGACAAGATCAAACAGATGCCGGTGTTCCTTAACAGGGCCAAGAAGCCATTACAGGCCATGCTCACATTTTACAAGGCAGTGCAACAGATGAAGATGTTTGTGTTAAAGAAAATGAATCAGGCCATGGCTATAGGATCATTTTCACAGACAGACAACGGACTAGAGGTGACGGAACCAGAAGGTTTTGTTGCTGTGGACAAGTCTGGTAATGCTGTCAAGCTAGTGGATAGGTTAGGATTCTCAAGAAGAAACTTGACTGCTGTCAGCAAATTCAAGAAATAGATTTAAAGTCTTATCAATCTCCAAACTTAACTTTTCCTTGTTAAAAAATGTATCATGATTGTGTTTCCTCAATGCTTTCGTGTGCAGGTAGATGTCCTGCCATGGTGCTTCACGTAAACGATCACACACATCTACAATGGTATTGATCCTTGTATCTGGATCCTTATCCAAGTCATATGCTTCTTCAAAGTAGCTGTTAAAAGTTTTAAACCCCATGTCTCTCAACCGCTGTAGGTATAGGTAGTTGCCATGCACTACAAAAACTTGTTGGGCTATGATTGGTTTCCATATCTTCTCTGTCATGAATACCTCAAAGTCGTTATCATTGGTCTCTGACACTATCGAACAGGCAGTATCATTATATGGCTTTTCAAAAATGTCTTGATCCATGCCATACCTCGGATAGTCCTGTGCCCATGGTAGTTCATATGCCGCTGGTAACTTTCTAGCTGGCCAATTAGTATATAAGCTGTTGGACAGTATGTCCTTGCTTGTCAGCTTACTGTATAGTTTTGCTCTGTGTTCCCTAGGTTGTTTGTTTAGATATAAAAAGTCATATTTTTTATTTGTATGATCAAAAGTAAACCTTTTGTCCTTGTGCTTGTCATACATGTAGAACCAAAACCAACTGGCATCACCTGTCCACTTGATGTGTTCTAAATCTATTTCCGGATACTGTTTTTGCGAATTGATATTGTCCAATGATTCCCACGGGTTAGCTTTTATAAAAACAAAACCCTGGCTGTGTAACAAATTACAACGTTTTTTCAGTTCTATATAGAATTCTGTGTTATCTTTCAATCTGTCATTTTGTGCCCTACAATCAATTATGGCAAACTTCCTGTCATAATTATCCAGATCATAGTTGTGTAGTGTATAGTACTCCCCTTCCAGATCAAAAGTTTGATCGGTTAAACTATGTAGGTTAATGAACCGTTCCAGCCTGATGTGATTACCAGTCTTCATTACGTCTGTTAGAATAAAGTTTCGTTGCATATGCTCTATAAATACGTGTATGTTGACACCCTTTTTAAAGTATGTATCCGAAGCCAAGGTCATTAGAAGACATAGTGACTTGGGCAGATTCTCATTCTCAGAAGTCACAGAGAGGATATATCTCAGTTTTCTTGCGTTGACACTTTTAAGATCCATGGAGCAAGGTAAAGCATTTACCAAAATGTATGCTGACCAAACAATGGCCAAGGGAACTTTTGATCAAGTGAGGATGATGAACAACGACCTTGCCAACATGCTGGCAATAGTTTCAGGAGATCCAGAGATCACAAAGAAACTCAAGAACAAGAATCAAGCACAGGCCATGAGACAGAGACAGCCTGTACCAGTGATGGCTGTCAGGAGATACCTGAGAGCATTTGACGAACCATTCAAGTTTCTGACACAGCTGGAAAGGGCATTGGGCATCACGGATGCAAACTACAGGAACCTGAGAAGAGCCATAGCTGACTACAAGAATTTAGATAATAAAACACAGTCACGGACATCAGCTAAACTATTACAGATGCTGAGAACTAAACTTTCTGGCACAGATATCACAAAAAAAGTGCAAGAACTTGTCAAATAGTAATATTACAGCTTAATTTACCAAGTATTACCATAAATAGATACAAATGTCTCCGGAGCGGGGACATAGCTATAATATCAGAGAAACAAACAGGAGGATATATCATGGCATACACAGGTACACTATCAGCAGGTGGTCCAGGTAACTTTGTAACACCCAATACCGCACACTCGGCAGACGGCGTTGAAGTTAAATTCATCACTATTGATTACATCAACACTATGGCGGCAGAAATCACGCACCAACACGCAAGTGCGGCGGCGACTGCAGGTCTTAACTTATCAATGGAAGCAATCCAGAACCAAGGAGTTAACATCCTAGGTAAAGGTGCGTTAGGAAACTCAAACACTGAGCAGACTTACATGGTGAGAGCAGACGCTATGGACACGATCAGTTCAACAACTACACTAGCGGCTATCCAGGCGGCAATTAGAGCTCTTAATGCTTTAACTCCGGATATCGTTACAGCAACTATCAGTTCTGCGACATCTAATGACGAAGACATGTCAGATACAGCAGTATAGTAACATAGAATAAACATAAGGAGAATATAAAAATGGCTTATTCAACAACAGCAGTAGCAGGTGGAAAAGGAAACTTCTCACTGAACCAAAACTTTGAAGTAGAAGGTGTTGACGTAACATTGTTAACAGTTGACTTCATCGTTGACGTTTCAGCAGAGACAGGAGACTTGACTACAGGCTCAACAACAGCAGGTCTACAAATGGTTAGACATGCATTCGAACACCAAGGACTAAGAATCTTAGCAGAAGGTCCATTGGTTGACTCGGACACACAAAAAACATACATGGTTAGAACTGACTGTTTAGACAGTCTATCCAGTACAACAACAGTTGCGGCTTTACAGGCTTACATTAGAACACTAGATCAATCTAGTTCTAGTTTCCCTGGAGTAACTGCAGACTTAACAGGTGCAACAGTGACGGAAACTAAAATTGGTATCCTAACTGCTAACGCTGTAAGTTAATAACATACTATAGGAGAAATATAATATGGCAACAAGTAATGCAACAGCAAACATGTGTAGAAGACAGGCATTCACAGGTAAAGGTATCACTTTTATCGAGATGATGTTTGACGATGAGATGGTTACAACATCTACTACACCTGACACTAAAGATTCAGTGTTCAATGCAATGAGCAAATTGGTTGGTACTTTCGGTACTATCATAGCTCAATCATACGCACTGGGTTGTAAAGCGACTGAGAAAGATGCGGCCTTGGCTACATCAATCGTTGAGGACGAACTTTGTGACTACTACACTTTCGCTGTAGAAGGAACACCAGGTCAGTTCAACGCGGCAGACTCTGCAGGAGACATAAACGCTGATCCAGATCAAGCGAATGCTTCTGACCCAGGAGTTATCGCAGACGCAGAAGCAGACATCGAAGTTGAAATCTTAGCAAGAATATCTGAGAACGATTCAGCAGGTGGAGTTCACGTTGACGTGAGATACCTACCAGCAGACGGTGTAACTTCAGCAGGTGCAGAAGTAGTATACGGTTTTAACTCAGCAAGAGTTAACGCATAGTACTAGCAACAATTACCAAAGGGCGGATTCTTTAATTAGGTCCGCCCTTTTTTTATGGCTTAAATATCGCAAAGGAGAACACTATGATAGAGAAATTCACAGTAGAGATAGAAGTAGGCGACAGGGTCGAGATGGGGAGAATGCATCTGGCCAACCAGACAGTCAAGGCAATCGAGATAGACAAGTGGGGACACCCGGTTATGGTGCTGTCCAGTGGCAGGAAGAGAGGCCTGTTCAACATGCGTCTTAAGAAACTTATACCTGAAGATGTCAAGAGAGTGCAGGAGCCAGCAGAGGTCATGATGACCAAGGAACAGTGGGCAGAAGCACAGGCAAAGATAGACAAAGCCAAAGCAGAATAACACAATGCACAGCTACATGATGCACACCCTGGTGGACATAACAAAGAATGGAAGCCTCGCGAAGAACTTCCCGTTTGAAACTGCCGCGGGTGACATGATAGATGGCAAGGAAACTCTAAGGACTGCAAGGAACCAGAACAGTAACTTCAACACCATGATACAGATGTTGCAGATAAGGGGTAACATCACATGGGAGGAGGATCCCTTGCGTTTGCATCACGACCTTACTCAGACTAAGTTTGGCAAATACTACGAGGGACACAACACCTCATGGCACTTCACTTTCTTCACAGAGCAGACGGATGTGTTTGGTGATCAACAGAATCCCACGGAGCAACTGACAGAGGATTTCAACCTTGTGCCTGTGTTGACAGAATGCAAGAACACAGCACACTTCCCCATACAGACCTTCATTACCAAGGATCTGCAACAGCCTGCACTGAACACACCGACCAAGGAACAGAAGGTACTCAACGCACTTGCGGGCGATATAATAAACACATACTTTACGTATGGTGGCTGGCAGAATAAATAACAGTACATTATTTAGGCACAAGACCAAAAACTTTTAAGGCACTCATAGGCAATGAAACAGGCAGACGTTCAAGAGATAATAACGGAGGTAAGGAACCTCAAAACAGAATTGAAAGAATTTATGAGTGGACACACAACAGAATTAGAGAAACAGAACCTAGAAGCACACGTGGATCTCTGTTCAGAGAGATACAAGGGATTGCACGACAGGCTTTCAGCGATTGAATTACGATTGGCCAAGATGAATGAAGACATGAGTGTCAGTCACAAATCACAAACAAAGACCATTATCGCAACAGCAGGCACAGTGGTCGCAGGCCTACTATCAACAGTGGTAGTGATCCTGATGAAGATGCCAGGCTAATAAATTAGATTACCAAACACATCAAATACATGTTCGTACAAATAGCACCACACGTAAGAGTGTTCTTAACCAAGGAACAACTAGCATTTGTGGAGAAATATAAACACAAAGAATCATTTACAGACAGATCACTGACCCCGGAGGAGGCATACGTCGCCCGGGTGCTTGGTGACAAGGCCATATTTGTTAGGAAGAAACTTGACGACGGTATGCAATATGCTTTAAATAGGCGTATAAGGTTTGTAAAGAATGTTAAAGAATAAATCAGAACTAGTAAGACAGATTGAGGCATACGGACTCAAGGGCAAACTCGCGGACTTGGCACGAAAGGAAGAAGCCAAGAGACCGTTCCATCACCTGCCCAAGCAGTTCTCAAAAGGTATCCTGATAGGAAACATAGCCATTGTACCCAAGAAGCACACAGGAACGAGATATGTGTATGTGATAGCAGACATGCTGGAAGCCCGGCTACTGCACGAAGACATCAATCTTAAGCAAACTGCGATACTTGTGGCTCACCACCTGGCAGATGAGAAACCCATACCCACAAACATACTAGAGCTAGACACCAAATTTGCCTCACAACTGTTTAACATACAGAGTTCTAAACGCATGATCAGAGAAGCACAAAAAGAGAATGATGAAATGAAGGAAGATGTGTACTGGGATCGTCTGGATACAGCAAACCACCTAGCGGACGAATGCAAAGGCAGAATACAGCACATTTTTAATGACACGTTCGGAGCCTAGAATATAAATAACAGTATGAACAGCTTAGAATTTACAAAGCCTTTAACAACAGAGTCATTATTGAAAGAATTTGAATCTAGATTCAACATGACCATGGATCTATCAAAGTTTAACGAAGAAGAGCTACACGACTACGCAAATCATGTGAGAACAAAGATACATGAGATCACACAGAACACACACTTCGGACAAGAACTTAAGGACAACAACTACCAGAAGAGCCAGATGATGTTGGACATCATAAACCAAGAAGTAAACCAAAGAAAACTTGGTGAGTACGGTGGCAACATGGACAATCCAGTTTTAGACAAGGCAACAGCACCAATCAAAGCCAAACTAGCAAAAGGACAAGCATTAAGTCCAGATGAAAGAACAGCGGCGGCAAAACTTATGTCAAGCAAGACAAACGAAGTAGCACCATTAATTGGAAAAATGGGCATAGCGGCGGCAACAGCGGCGGGCACCGCGGCAGGCACAACAGCGGTCAATAGAATAGCAGACAAACTTGGAGCATCTAAAATGAACAAAGACAAGATGATCAAAAAAGAAATGAGCAAGATGCCAAAAGGCACAGGCACCATGCAGGGTGTGAAAGAAGGTGTTGAAGAGCAATCAGAATTAATTTTAGCGGCCAAGGACATGATGGACAAGGTTACATCATTCTT